TGCATAAATTTAAATAAAATTAATAAAGAAGATATTCGTATATTCAAAGGAATTGATTACCTATTTGCTGCTCCTAACTATTTAAATTTTATATTAGAAAATAAACATATAAAAGGAACTAATATAAAAGGAATTATAACTCCATCGACAGGAACTAACCACATAAATATTGAATCAGTACCTTTATATAGTATAAAGAACGATACTGTATTAGAGACAATAACTTCCACTGCAGAACATAATCTTTACTTAATGTTAGCTATAACAAGACAAGTAGATAGTATACAAGAATTGAGTAAGATGACTTTAGGTATTTTAGGTTACGGAAGATTAGGTAAACTACTTTATAAAATATGTAAAAATATTTTTAAGAAAGTTTTAGTATCCGATATTGATCATACAGATAAAAATTTTTTTAAGGATACTGATTTTTTAAGTATTAATGTTGATTTAAGAGACAAAAATTTAGATTTTGTTGATAAAAAATATATAGATAAATTTGATAAGAATATATTTATTATCAATACAGCAAGGGGTGAAATTATAAATGAAAATGATATTTTAGATTATATTTATTCCGGAAAGATTTTAGGTTATGCTACGGACGTATTGAAAGAAGAGCATACTAATATAGCAACTAACTTAAAAATTTCTAACGATCCTCGTATAATTAAAACTAGCCATATAGGAGGAACTGCTATACAAGCACAAGAGGTTGCATATAAACATGTTATTAGTAAATTAGATGAAAAAATACGATAATATTATTTCAACGGGTTGTAGTTTTGTATTAGGAGCTAATATTCAAGATAGTAATGATAATTGGGTAGGAGATACTCTTAGATTTTCTAAACTACTTGCTAATCACTACTCAGCTAATGAATATAACGACTCAGTACCCGGTTCAGGAAATGAAAGAATTCTCAATACTGTATTTAATACTTATCAAAAGTTAAAATCACAAAAAAATCTTTTTATTATAGGATTGAGTGGAATTACTAGAGAGCTATTTTATACTAATAATAGAAAAGAATATTTTGATATACATGCACATGATTTATTAGAAGAAGAAAAACGTTTTGAAAAATTAGGTACTAAATTATTTGGTTCTGACTACGACAAAGAGTGGATAAAAAAATGGAGATATTTAAATCTTAAGTATTTTTATAATTATGAAGAAGCTAAAATGACATTACAGAGAAATATACTTTTTTTAGATGGATTTTTTAAAAGTAGAAATATAGATTATATTCTTTTTAATTCTATTACCGATGATATAAATGAAATAAAACAAAATATTAACTACTTTAGCTTTAATATAGAGAACGGTAAACAGTACCCTAAAACTGATCATACAAAAACTAATAGCTCAGGAAAAGAAGATACTTGGTATCATTATTTAAGACTCAAACACGAAGAAGTTAATAGTAACTTTAATGATAACAAATATAGAAGTAGTAAACCTAAATATGGTAAATGGTTTTGTGGCGGTCACCCATCTCCTAACGCTAATCAAGATCTTTCACATAAATTAATTGAAAAAATAAATACATTATAATGCATTGGAGTGAATTTGATAAATATAAAAATGCTTTTAAGTTCATAAAAGAAAATAAACCTGCTCTTATAGTAGAATATGGATCAGGAGGAAGTACAATTCACCTGTACAATTGCTTAAAAGAGTTAAACTACGGTGGTAGACTTATTACTTACGAAGATAGTGAAGAATATCGTAATATAATAGTAAAAAGGTACCCTCCTCTTAAAGATGTAGTAAAAGTAGTACCTGTAGAGTATGTAGATAGAAAAAAAGGAAAACTAAAGTATGTTCATAATTATGAAGAAATAAAAGATGTTGGCTTAGTAATAATAGATGGACCTGATTATAGAGTTCATCTTAATGATACAGGCAAGCCTTCTAACTTAACTACAAATCTAGAAGAAATAAATAATTATTTAAATAAACATGTACCCTTTTTTATAGACGGAAGATCAGGATGTGTAGAGTATTATGAAAAATTAAACTACTCTAATTTTATTAAACAGCATTGGCCAGTAAAATAATCTATATATGAAAATAATTTCAGAACTTTGCCAAAACCATAACGGTAATCTAGAAACTTTAGAGAGTATGATAAAATCAGCAGCTAAAAATAGTGATATTTTAAAAATACAATCAATTAAAGCTGATACTTTTACTAATAGAGAAGAGTACGAAAAATTTAGACCTTTCAAAGGTGAATATGATAGGTTAAAAGGTTTAGAACTATCAAAAGAAGATGAAGAATTTTTTATCTTTAAATGTATGGAATATGGAGTTGATTCTATGACTACTATATTTACCCCAAGACATAGAGACTATTTCAACGAAGTAGGTTATACTAATCTTAAACTTTCAGGATATTCTATACCTGCTTTTGATTATGGTAAAAAGTTAAAAGATTTTAATTTTAAAAAATTATATTTTTCTGCTTCAAGTTTAACCTTAGATGAAATATCTCTTACTATAAAAAACTTAAGAGAGTTGAATATAAATTTTTGTTTACTAGGATGTACGTGTGTTTACCCTACTCCTTTAGAAAAAGCTAATTTACAAAACATACCTTTTTATAAGTTTTATTTTAATTTAGACGAAATAGGGTATAGTGATCATTCTAATCCTCATGAAGATAATTTACTAACTACTAAATTAGCTATTTTTCAAGGAATAGATGTAGTTGAAAGACACTTTACTATATTAGATAAAGATAGTACAAGAGACGGTAAAGTTTCAATAAACGCAAATATGTTAGCTGAACTTAAAAGATTCAGTAAATTACATAAATATGAGCAGTATAATGAGCTTAACCAGTTTGACGAACAACAAATTTTTAACCATAAGTATTATAGAGGAAGATTTAAATAAAGTATGAAAGTATTATTAACAAATGGAGATAGTTGGACACAAGGAGATTCTCCGTCTCAAGTTAAATATCTAGTATCTGATAAAACTTTAGATTGGTATGATATAATACCTAATTTTGGTTATTCGTATTCTGGTAGACATAGCAAAAAAGTGCTTTATAAGTTTTACGGTAGTGATGTTTGGCCTAAAGTTTTAGGTAAAAAGTTAGGAGTAGAGACTTGGAATGCAGGAAGATTAGGAGACGATAATAAAGGTATAGCTTGCAGAACTATCAATAGTATAGAATATTTAAAATCCTTAGGTAAAAAAGATATTTTTGTAGTAATAGGCTGGACTACTGCATTTAGAACACCAGTTATTAAATGGAATGAACAAAAAGAACAGTTTACCATGCATAACGTTAGACCTCATACTCAAGGGATAGAAAATTTAGATTTTTACGGGAGAACTGTTGCTGAGTTTACTAATGATTGTATTAACCATATTTTATTTCTTCAGTATTATTTAGAATATCATAATATTGATTACCTCTTTTTTAACGCATTCGATGAAATAACTATTAACCAAACTACACCTCATAGACATTTAGTTAAATATGAAAATTGGATAGATAATAATGCAAACCCAGGTCATTTTAAAGAGTATATTTTAAAAACTACAGGCTTAAAAGATTGGAACGAAAATAAGTACTTTACTACTTGGCATCCTAGAGATAATGCTCATATTTTATGGGGGGAGTATTTATATGACTATATAAAAAAGTTTAAATGAGTAAAGTAGTTAATTTAATTATATTTGATTTAGATGGAGTTTTAGTAGAAGCTAAAAATTTACATTTTCAAGCTTTAAATGAAGCATTATCTGAAGTTAATCCTGGCTATAAAATAGACTGGTCTGAGCACCTTAATAAATACGATGGATTAAAAACGTATCAAAAATTAAACCTATTATCAGAAGAAAAAGGGTTACCTAAAGAGATACATAATCAAGTATGGAAAAGGAAACAACATCTTACTTTAGGTAAATTAAGTACTTTAGAACAAAATAATGATTTAGTTGATACTTTTGTTAAACTATATAATGAAGGTTATAAATTAGCAGTATGTTCTAACTCTATTAGAAAAACTTGTTTAACTGTATTATCTAAATTAGGATTAATAGAATATTTAGATTTGATAATATCTAATGAGGATGTTAAAAATAGTAAACCTCATCCTGAAATGTATTGGAAAGCAATATCAATGATGAGTTGCCTACCTGAAGAAACGTTAATTATAGAAGACTCACCTTATGGGCTATTAGCTGCAGCACGTTCTAAGTCTTATATATTAAGAGTAAAAAATCCTTCAGAAGTTACTTATGATAATATTAATAATAAACTAAACCAGATTAATATGGGAGAACAACAGACATCACCAGCATGGAGAGATGAAAAATTAAACGTTCTTATTCCAATGGCAGGAGCAGGAAGTAGATTTGAACAAGCAGGGTATACATTTCCTAAACCTTTGATTGACGTTAAAGGTAGACCTATGATTCAAGTAGTAACTGATAACTTAAATATTAAGGCTAACTATATTTACGTAGTACAAAAAGAGCATAGGAAAAAATATAACTTAGATACTTTATTAAACCTAATAACCCCTGGTTGCAAGATAGTAGAGACTGAAGGCGTTACTGAAGGAGCAGCTTGTACTGCATTATTAGGTAAAGATTATATTAATAATAATAACCCACTATTCTTTGCTAACTCAGATCAGTTTGTTGAATGGGACTCTAATGAGTTTTTATATAAGATGAACGAAACTGAAGCAGATGGAGGTATAGTAACATTTAAAGCTACTCATCCTAAATGGTCATTTGCTAAATTAAATAACGAAGGATTAGTAACTGAAGTAGCAGAAAAAAATCCTATATCAGATATTGCTACTGTTGGGTACTACTACTGGAAAAGCGGGTCAGATTTTGTTAAATATGCTGAACAGATGATTGATAGAGATATAAGAGTAAATAATGAATTTTATGTATGCCCAGTATTTAATGAAGCCATAAAAGATAATAAACAAATAAGAACATATAATATTGAGAAGATGTGGGGGTTAGGTACTCCTGAGGATTTAAAGTATTATATAGAAAATTATAAATGATACTAATATCACATAGAGGAAATATTGATGGACCTAATCCTGAAAATGAAAATAAACCCTCATATATTCTTGATGCTATAGTTAAAGGGTATGAGGTTGAAGTTGATTTTTGGTTTTCTAATAATAAGTTTTATTTAGGTCATGATGAACCCCAGTATGATATACCTATAGAGTGGTTAGAAAATAACTACAGAAAATTATGGATACATTGTAAAAATGTAGATGCTATTAGTAAGTTACACGAATTAGATAGAGGAGGGTTTTATTTAAATTACTTTTGGCATGAAAACGATAAAGTAACTTTAACTTCTCAAGGATATATTTGGGCTTACCCTGGAGTAGAATGCTCAAATGGAATAGCAGTAATGCCGGAATTGAATAAAAATTTTTTACCTAAAGACGTATTGGGTATTTGTAGTGATTATATAATAAATTATGAATAAAATAGAATTAAAAAAAGAGCATTTATTAGAGGTAGAAGAACTATCTAAAATGAGAGCTAATCTTAAGAATGAATTAGCATCTTTACAAGCTACTGAAATAGAACTTCAAAATTCTAAAGACGTTGCAAGAGTTAATTACAATAAGGTTAAAGCTTATGAAATAGAATTAGGTAAAAAATTAACTAACATATACGGTAACGGACGAATGAATTTAGAGACTAAAGAATTTATTTCAGAATAGTCTAATTTTCACCTATCTTTTGTATATTTATATATGTGAATAAAGACCATTATATTAAAAATGGTTTCGATTTTCCTTATATATTTATAATAGACGAAATATAAACTTAACCGAACATGGCAGAAACAATTATCTCCCCAGGTGTTTTTCAAAGAGAAAACGATATCTCTTTTATTAACCCAGCACCAGTTGAAGTAGGAGCGGCAATACTTGGACCTACAGTAAAGGGACCTGTTGAGATTCCTACGGCTGTAACTTCTTATAATCAATACGTAAGGTTATTTGGCGACACATTCGACAATGGAGCCGCTAAAGACGAATATTTAACTTCAATGGCTGTCAAAAATTACTTTAGCCAAGGAGGTGATACAGTATTAATAACAAGAATAGTATCAGCGTCCAATACATGGACAAATGCTGCAAACACTCATATATCATCATCCAAAAATGCAAGTGTACAACCATTTACTTTAGCAACATTAGGTAAAGGTAAAATTTATAATGCAGGTACAGGATCTGGCGATGCATTAAATCCAAAAGCAAATTATGTAAATTCTGATAATTCACTAGTTAGTGGATCTAAAGATAACCTTAGATGGGAAATTACAAATAAAAGCGAAGCTAAAGGTACATTTACTCTTTCAATTAGAAGAGGTGACGATAGTCATAATAACAAAGTAGTATTAGAAACATTTAATAATATTTCATTAGATCCTAATAGTGAAAATTATATTGAAAAAGTAGTAGGTACTCAAAATCAAGCTATATCAGCAGATGCTACTCAAGTTACTACTACAGGTGATTATGTAAATAAATCAAATTTTGTTAGAGTATCAGCAGTAAATAGCAAGACATTAAATTACCTATCAACAGATGGTACAACAGTACAATCATCATCTACCGGAGTAGGATATAAAGACCTATTACCAAAAGCAGATTCAGGATCATTCTATAATGCAAATGGTTTAACAGCTATTGCATCAGCATCGTTAAATTTATATCAAAATATAAGTACTGCGACTCAAGGTGTTATTGGTAATGATTATAATAATGTAATTACTTTATTAGGTAATAAAGATGATTATAAATTTAACATAATATCTACACCAGGATTATTTAAAAATAATCACTCAACTCAAGTCGATAATGTTATATCATTAGCAGAGAGTAGAGGAGATTGTATCGCAGTAGTAGATTTATACCCTCACGGAGCTTCAGTAGCTAACGTAACAGGTCAAGCAGATGTATTAAATTCATCTTATGCAGCAGCATATTGGCCATGGTTACAAACTCAATCAGGTACTGGTAAGAACGTATTCGTTCCAGCTTCAGTATTCATTCCAGGAGTATATGCATTTACAGATGGAGCAGCAGCACCATGGTTTGCACCTGCAGGATTAGTAAGAGGAGGTATCGTTGGAGTAATTCAAGCAGAAAGAAAGCTTTCAAGATCTCAAAGAGATACATTATATGATGCTAAAGTAAACCCAATTGCTACATTCCCTGGATCAGGTATTGCAGTATTTGGTCAAAAGACTTTACAGACTAAAGCTTCTGCTTTAGATAGAGTAAACGTAAGAAGACTATTAATCGAGCTTAAAGAGTTTATCGGTAATCAGGCTCAGAATTTAGTATTCGAACAAAATACTATAGCAACAAGAAATAAATTCTTAGCAGCTGTTAATCCATTCTTAGACTCAGTAGTACAGAGACAAGGTCTATTTGCTTTTAGAGTAGTAATGGATGATTCAAATAATACTGCAGACGTAGTAGATAGAAACCAATTAGTAGGTCAGATATTTATCCAACCAGCTAAAACAGCAGAATTTATAGTACTAGACTTTACAGTAGAACCTACAGGAGCTACTTTTGGTCAATAATTTTAAGAATATAGATATTTATAATAAATAAAGAACATGGCAATACTAGACGCAAACGACATAATGTTTAGAGCTTTTGAACCAAAGGTTCAGAATAGATTTGTATTAAACATTGATACTATTCCAGCCTTTATGGTAAAGAACGTAAAAGCTCCAACTTTTACAGATAACGTAGTAAAGCTTGACCATATTAACTCTTATAGAAAAATTAGAGGAAAAAGAGAGTGGGATGATATAACAATGGTATTATATGATCCAATTACTCCTTCTGGAGCTCAAGCAGTAATGGAGTGGGCTAGACTTTCTTATGAGTCAGTAACTGGTAGAGCTGGTTATTCTGATTTTTACAAAAAAGATTTAACTCTTAATATTTTAGGACCAGTAGGTGATATTATCGGAGAATGGGTAATCAAAGGAGCATTTTTAACAAATGGAGACTTTGGTCAGTACGATTGGGCTACAGATGAAGTAGTTGACTTATCAATTACAGTAGCAATGGATTATTGTATCCTAAATTACTAAGATTTATACATACATTTAAATTAACCCAGCTTGTCTGGGTTTTTTTATGTAAAATAGTTGTTTTCAAAATATTTTTTTACTATATTTATTATAGAACCGGTTTTAACTAAATAAAATTTATGGAATCAAAGTTTAAAATACCTACAGAAACGGTAGAATTACCTTCTAAAGGGTTATTATATCCTAAAGATTCTCCTCTTGCAAAAGGCGAGCTAGAAATGAAATACATGACAGCTAAAGAGGAGGATATCTTAACTAATCAAAACTATATTAGAAACGGTACAGTTATTGATAAATTATTAAAATCACTTATAGTAACCGAAGGAGTTAACTACTCAGATATATTAGTAGGTGATAAAAACGCTATAATGATAGCAGCTAGAATATTAGCCTATGGTCCTGATTATGAATTTGTTTGGTCAGGAGATAATATAAAAGTTGATCTTTCTGAAATAGACAACAAAGAAATAGACGAAAGTTTATTTAAAAATGGTAATAAGTTTGATTTTAAATTACCTTCTGGTAATGAAATTACTTATAAATTTCTTACTCATACAGACGAAATAGCTATTGATAGAGAGCTTACAGGTCTTAAAAAAATGAACAAAAATGATTCTAGTCAAGTAACTACTAGATTAAAAAGAATTGTAACATCAATTAATGGATCATCAGAGATTAAAGATATTAGAGAATTTGTTGATAAGTATATGCTTGCTACAGATGCTAGAGCATTAAGAAAAGAGTACTCTAAAAGACAACCTGATGTAAATCTTTCATTTGTACATGTAACAGATGACGGTGGAGAGGAGGTCATCGATATTCCCATTGGGATTAGCTTTTTTTGGCCTGACGAAAGAGCATAGATTAGCAGTTTTTAATCAAATACATGAAATAGTTTTTCATGGTAATGGAGGATACGATTGGCATACCGTTTATAATATGCCTATATGGTTAAGAAGGTGGACTTTCCAGAAACTTCAGGAATATTACGAGAAAAAGAACGAAGCTGAACAAAACGCTTACAATAAATCTACTAACAGACAAAAAGCAAAAGTTAATAGACCTAATATTAAACCATCTTATAGTACAAAGGCTTCAAACAAATAGGAGCCTTTCCTATTTATATTATATAACTTCATATAATTTATGGCAGACGAAAAGGCGAAAAAGAATTCTGAAGAGGTAAAAAAGAATACCCAAGACGCAGCTAAGGCATCTAAAGAGTTAGCAAAAAATATGAAAGACTACTCTCAAGATGCTGATTCAGTAGTTGGTAATTTAGCTACTTTAGCAGATCGTATGCGTAAAACAGCATCAGCCTCTAGAGATTTTGGTGCTGAAATGAAAGAAGCTACTAATTTAACTAAACAAGTAGCAACTCAAGCTAAAGCCGTAACTAAATTTACTGAAGAAGGTTTAAAAGATAGAAAAACAACTGAAAAGTTTCTCAAAAAGGAATTAATAGTTAGAGGTCAAATACAAGCTATTGAATCGAAAATAGCTAATTTACAAGAAAGAGCAGTAAATGCTACAGCAGCAGAACAGAAACTTTTAAATCAACAAGTAGAAGATCTTACATCTGCCGCTTATGAAGCTGATCAATTATTAGAATCATTTGAAGGTATACGTAAACAGAATGACCTCTTAAACTCTAAAACTGCATTTTTTGATAATCTAGCAGAATTAGCCGGCGACATACCTTTTGTTGGTAAATTTTTTAAAGAGTTTGGTACTACAGCTCAAAAGATAAGAGATGCTGGAGGTACTTTTTCTTCTCAATTAGTCGGAGGTATACAAGCAGCAACACAGTTACTAGGTAAGTTTACTCTTCTAACGGTTATTAGTGAGTTTGTTAAAGCTATAACAAGAAGTCAACAACAAACTAAGGAACTTACTTCTAACTTGAATATGTCTCAACTAGAAGCAGATAAACTTTTAAATAAGTTTAAAGAAATTGGACAAGCAGAAGTTGGAAAAACAGCTCAAGATTTAGTTGATGCAGTAGGGTACCTAGGAAGTGAAATGGGTATCGTTGCTGATACTACTAATAAAGATTTACTTTTAGGTTTATCTACTGCAGTACATAAATTAGGTTTAGCAACCGGTGAAGCAGTTCAATTAGCTAAATTCTCTCAAGTATCAGGAGATAACTTTAAAGATTTTCAAAACAACGTAGCAGGTACAGTTGAATTATTAAACGTTACAAATGGGACCGCAATACGTTTCCAATCAGTAATGAAAGATATATCTGAAACTGGAGCGGCCACGCTTTTAACTACCGATAGATTTCCAGGTGGTATAGAGAAAGCAGCATATCAAGCTAGAAGATTTGGTTTATCGATGGCTATGCTAGAAAGTTCTAGTCAAAATTTATTAGAATTCGAAAGTTCTATAGCTAGTGAATTAGAAGCTGAATTATTAACCGGTAAAGCCTTAAATTTAGAAAGAGCTAGAGCAGCCGCTTTGATGGGTAATCAAACTGTATTAGCTGAAGAAATAAGAAAGAATATAGGTGATATAGATCAGTTTACAAGCCAATCAGTATTAGCACAAGAAGCACAAGCAAAAGCTTTAGGAATGTCTAGAGATCAAGTAGCTCAGATGTTAATGGATGAAAAAGCTATTGCTGAAATGGGAGGTGATAGGACTAAATCTTTAGGAGAAAATGTTCAAATAGAATTAGAAAGAATAAAAGGATTAAGAGAAGCAGGTAAACTTGAAGAAGCTGAACTTGCTAGAAAGAAATTAATAGGAGATGTAGGTAGTGATCAAATGAAAACTCAAATCAGAAACCAGACTTTCCAAGAAAGAATGTTGGAAATTATGGAAGATTTAGGTGATTCGTTAACTAACCATATTAACCCTGCTTTAATACAAATGACTGGCTTTTTTGAAAAAGTTGGTCAAAATATAGGAGGTGTAGGAGAATTTTTATCTAAAGTAATTTTAAAAACTAATACATTAGTAAAAACTTTTTTTACTTTAGGTAATATAGTAGGTAATATTTTAGTAGGAGCTGGTAAATTAGGAAAAGCATTTGGAATGAAAGCTTTACAAAAAGGTGCTGGTAAAATGGCCGGTAAGGTATTACTTAAAAAAATTCCTATTATCGGAGCCTTATATGGGACCTATTTAGCATATAAAAGATTTAAAGAAGGGGATATTATAGGAGGTTTAATGGAATTCGGTTCTGGTATAGCTTCTATATTCCCAGGTTTAGGTACTGCCGCTTCAATAGCGATGGATGCGAGTCTTGTAGCAATGGATGCTAAAGGTGTAACCGGTTCAGATTCATACTCTACAAACTCTAAAGCAGGTAAGGCTACAAAAGAATTTTTTGGACCTGAAGAAAGCGATTTTATTAGTAGACCTGGTCAAGGAATTACTTCATTTAATAAAGGTGATTTAATTATAGGAGGAACTAACTTGATGGGCGGCGGTAATGGAATGATGCAAATGTTAGAAAGACAAAATCAATTATTAGAAGGTATATTAAATAAAGATCCTGACATTAAGATGAATACTTATTCAGTTCAGTCAGCAATGGTTATAGATAACTTTAAAAACGGATAAAAAACTATTTATAAATAAAATAACTATGGGAATTTTAAAACAATTTGAAGAAAGTCCTACTTCTCTAAGTAGAAAAGGAGTAACTCCTGAATCTTTACCTGGAGCAAATAAAGGATCTCAAATTCATACTCATGAATTAAAAAGATCTTTTGATGGACAATTAGACCTTGATGGTAAAACTCCTGATACTTATGACGCTAAAATAGGCGGATTAAAATCAGGTAACGTTTAAAAGTAAATTTAAGTGGGTATATTAAGAAATTATATTAATAACGGTGTCCCTGTGGCTAACCGTATAAAATTTGAATCTAACAATAAACCTTTGGTAGTTAAAAATGTACCTTTGGTTGCAGATGCAAAAGTACCCACATATACTACTGAGGCTAGTAGAAGATTAACTGATTTAGAAAGAGTAGCAAAGCTAATGATTAAACCAGAAGGTTTAAAGTTTTTAGCTAATAATGCTGCTTTAAAACAACTACAGTTTAAGACTGATCCTAACAAAACCGCAGCTGGTAGAGTATTACAAAGAGTAGGACAAGGTCTAGCAGATACAGCTAAATTAGTAGGTTCAACTTTAGCTCAAGTGCCCGTAAATGGAACTGGAGTACATTTTGTACAGAGTTTTGCTGGTATTAAAGGAACTTACTTAGAAGAAAAAGGAGTAATTAAACAAGGAGGAGTTCCTCCTCATGTTGTTGTATCACCAGGTTTTGCACCTATTTTTATAAAAGATGGATCTGAAAAGGATAAACAACTTACAGGTAAAGTAGATATACCTACATTAGCAATAAGAGCAAATGAAACTTCCGGGCCTAATATTATAGGACCAGATAATCAAGAATACACTACAATACCTCAAGTTGGAACTTATTTAGTCGGATTTGATGGTCAGACAGGTGATACGGAAAAGGTGGCTGGAGTACCTAAAGCTATAAATACAAAAATAGGATCAGCAGGACCAGATAGTGATATTATAGTCGGTGATCCTGAAGACGCATTAGCAAATAGAATTAATTTAGGAGATCCAGGTTTACAAATATCAACTGATACAGATACCGAAAAAAATTTAAAACCTTTAAGACAAGATAAATTAAATTTATTAGGACCTACAAGTACAGACGTAAATGGTACACAAGAAGCAAGAGATTTAATAAAATTTAGATTTGAAATAATAACTCCTGGTGAAAGTAATGAAAACCCAAAAAGTAAGCATTTATACTTTAGAGCATATTTAGATAACTTTAGCGACGGTTTTTCTTCTAAATGGTCAGGATTTAATTATGTC